TCAAGACACCTCACTCGTCACAATTGGGACAACTAATGTGTTGTCTCCACTCTTCATTGGTTACACCAGTAATCAAGTACTCACGGTCCTCAGGACTGAGGTCTGGACACACGTCTTGTATCAGCTCACCGTTTGCATGACGAATCAATTGCTCTTTGGTTACATCGATTTCTCTTTGGTGAGTAACACCAGTCAATGAGGAAACTTTAGTCACTCTCATCGTCCCGGCTCCCATAAGTTGATAGTCTCTGTATCCCAGTTCCAATCGACAGACCTAAGTATCCTGGCACAACGACTCTGGACGATTGCATACTCTCTGGTTAACCCTGCTTTGATGTATGCCTGAGCTACTTGGTCCCAACTTGGATGGTTGCCTAAGATGGCTTCAGCTTTCTTAGGACCAGTCCCAGGTAGGCCTTTATAGCCATCCGTGACATCACCTGTAAGACACTGCGTCAGAAAGTAATAGTCAGCCTCTGCATCTTTGACTTGCAGCAGCTCATCAGCCATTGGTCTATAGAGTTTGCCTGGGATAGTCTTCATGTCTTTATCATCTGAGACAATACAAGTTGGATGAGTCTTAGCAGACTGGAGGATGCCCATAATGTCATCAGCTTCTAAAGTGTCCTGTACATGACACATGAAGTTGTCTTTGGCCCACTCTATCAAGTGTTTGTAACCCACTGGCTTTCTGACTTTCTTGCGTCCACCCTTGTAGTCAGGAAACACAGTCTTTCTAAAGTTCTCACCTTCGGTAAGACAGACGAGCATCTTGTCTGCTTGCAGACGTTCACAGAAGGCCTGTAGTCGACTTGTAAACATGCGTTTAGCTGCAGCTACATCACATGTTAGAGACCATACGTCATCCCCCCAGTCAGTTTCGTCTTCACAAGCTGCAGCTGCCTGATAGAGATACAAGTCACCATCAATAAGTAACGTGGTTTCTTCGCTAGAGAAGCTCTTTAATACGTTCATCGATTCCCTCCATAAACTCAAAGCCTTCTTCAGTTATCATCCACTTCTTGCCAAATGTCTCATCTTCAATCTGTGTTGTGATAAGACCTGAGCTGGCACAGACAGCTACATACCAAGCACCGTTACGTGCAAAGTTACTTTTAACTGTGAAGGGTTCTCTAGCTGCTTTGTCGAGGACTAACCAAAATGATACGAGCTGTTCAACGTCATCGTTGAAATCAATAGATTCAGTGTGTGTCACACCAAGTGAGTCCCACGGCATAATCTGCTTCGATTGGGAGTTTGCTGGTGATTCCGAAATGAGTTCCTGCTTCTTTCGCCATTCCTCTAAGTATGTTACCGACATTGTGTGCTACCTCTTCAGTTCGACATGCAATCTGCAGTTCGTCATGTACCCATGCCAAGATGAGTGCATCGTTCTGTAGTTGCTGTCTTGTTATCTCCTTGTCGACCAGGGCTAACCACTTCTTACACAGAAGGGCTCCTGCTGACTGGAGAAGTTGTGAAAGGCATTTATGCTCTGACCTTACGAACAGCTTTCTGCCGTCCAAACCTTTGAGGTATCCGCGCTTATATGCTTGTGAAAGTTCGTTCTTTAATGATTTAAAACTAGGAATATTCTTGTCAAACTCTGACTTAAGTCTCTTACCGTCTTTGGCATTACCACCGACTAACTTACCAATGAGAGCATCTCCACCCCCATAAGTAGTTGCATAGATGAATGTCTTAGCTGCATCTCTTGTGGGTAAACCTGCTGCCTTCTGATTGAAAGTATGAATGTCTCCATCCATGATTTGTTTGGCGTACTCACCGCCATCATCAAGAAAGTAGGCAAGACACCTAAGCTCCAACTGAGACAAGTCGCCACCACAGAGGTGCCATCCCTTGGGAACCGTAAACAACTCTCTCATGGGTTTACCGTAGGCTGCTCTAGCTGACACAGTCTGTGCCACGTTAGGATTACGATGGGATGCACGGCCTGAGACTGTACCTCCAGACACTATGGTATGCCGTAGCTTACCGTCAGTGTCTACCATCTTGAGCCATGCTTGGCTACCCTCAGCCAACTGAGCGATTCTCTTTTGTACTAACATAAACTTCGCTAGTTTCTTAGCTTCAGGATATGGCAACTGAGACAGTACAGTCTCGTCTACCTTGGCCTCACCACTGGGGGTGAATGACTTAGGTTTCCAACCGTACTTTTGTACAAGGCAATAGTGAATATGCTTACGACTGTTAGGGTTAAACTCAACAACCTTGACCTTCGTAAAAGGCTCTCCTTTGACGTATCCACGAGTCTTATTGTTAGCTTTAGGTATGAACTCAGTATGTATCTCCCACGGCTCAAACAGCTCGTTTAGCTCCTTCTCAAGCTCTATCCGGGTCGTTGCTAACTCAGCGTACAAATGCTCTGCTGCTTTAATGTCAAAGGTCCAACCGTTGTTGCCAACTCTGTAGCAAATCTCAGCTAACTCATGTTCTAACTCAAGCGACTCCTCAGAGAAACCTTTAGCCATCTTCATAAGCTTTTTGTATAACTCATAGGTAACCGTTACATCTTGCTGACAATACTCAAGCATCTCAGGGTTACACTCTTCCCAGCCTCCCTCATAGTCACCTTTCATGGTTCCCATTCGCAGACCCCAAGCCTTAAGTGCATGGCTGCCATACATTCTTTTCTTGAAGTCTTCGGGTAGACCGACAGATGTTGCATCGTCATTCATAAGGTCAGCAGCAACTAGTCTACTGATGACAAGTGTGTCTATGACTTTGCCTGTTGGTTTCCAATGTGGATAAACTTTTTGTAGTGCAGGTATGTCAAAACCAATGATGTTGTGGCCTATGATTTCTTCAGAATCTCTTAGTAAGACAAGAGCCTCAGTGATGCCTTCTGTTCCATGGTAAATCTTAGGTCCTTCATTAGTTGTTGTATCTTGGATTGCGATACAGTGGATCGTGTCTAACTCCTGAAGTAATCCATTGCTCTCCAGGTCAAACACTAGACTCATACAGCCATTTCAATTTGAGTAACGTAATCATTGACGTTAGTGTTTCTCAAATGCCAACGACCAACAGTGGCTTTCTTTCCTTCACGGTTCTTGACTCTGATGTCTTCTCGAACAATGTCAAAGCCTTGGTTCTTTAAACTGTGTATATGTGCTGAAATTCTAGTGATTCCCCAAAACCTGAATGCATCTAAACTGGTAATACTGTTGCCTTCTTGTAAAAACGAAAGGACTTTATCTTCTTGTGACATAGTATGTCTCCTTGTGATGTGTCGATTTTAAAAACGAGAATCATCAGAATCGGCATCGATTAACCGTCCTGATTCGCGGTTGTACCTCAGTCTTCCTGCCCATCCAACTTGACCAGTAAAACGGTTCTTCAAGACCACAAGCTCCCTAGTGTCATCTGTTGGGTCCTCAGCGTTTACTTGAAGACCAATACAAAAGTCAGCAAGTTGTGCAATGGAGTGGGAGCCTCGTAACTGAGAAAGTTTTACTTTGGCACCGTTTTCATGACCATCGCCTTGAGGACGAGTAAGATGACTAACTAAAAACAAAGTGATTTGTAACTCTTGCACCATCGTTCGTAGTCGAGTCATTGCGTCATCTATCAATCTGCGTTCGTCTGACACTTTTCCAGTCATCGAACTGACAACAATAGATAAGTGGTCTAAAAAGACATGTGTACATCCCATGGCTTTCACCATGTATTGAATGCGATTGATGACGATGTCTAAGTCAGTGCTACCAAAGTGATTGAAAAGCTGAATGTCTTGTAACTTGAACAAATCATCATGAGCCCATAAAACTTCTTCTTTTGTTGCAGCCTCATGGTCTTGCACAATGTTTTTGTTTAGATACAGTCCAATGAGACCTCTAACAGTTCGCTTGTTTTCCTCTTCAAGCATTAGCATTCCAACCTTTTGTTTGTGCATATGAAGGTGTAATGCAAACTCAGTAATTAACGTAGATTTACCCACGCCACTCCCGGCACATATCGTGACCAAAGTAGACGGACGAATGCCTCTTGTTAGTTCGTTAAGTTTTGAGTAGGGGTAAGTAACTAACGAGTGTTCATCAGTCTCAGTGATGATGTCTCGCAGTTCTGTTGTAGAGACAATACCATCAGGTCTCCAGTCTTTTGCTCTCCAGATGGCATTGACTATTTCAGCCTCACCTCCTGCCTGTAGAGCTTCGTTAGGGTCTTTGTAACCACTAAGCTTTGCTATCTTGCATTTGCCGATAGGAAGGCTCTCAGCACACTCTAATGCAGCCTTTTGACCTGCTTCGTCTGAGTCAAACATCAAGATGATTTCTTCAAAGCCATCTAGAAAGTCCCAGGCCTTCAGAAGAGCCTTCTTAGCCGATTGCGCTCCATTTGGGACTGACACTACAGGCCACTTGTTGTTTTGAGCCTGAGACACTGAGAGGCAGTCTAAGGCACCTTCTGTAACTACAAGCTTTCTACCTGTAGTCCACAAGTGTTGACCAAAGAGGCACATGTGTATTGCATCGCCTAAGACAGTGAAGTTCTTGTCTTGGTCTCTTGTCTTTTGAACTCTGATTTCACCGTTGTCATCACGGTAGTTTTCAATCTGTACTGGTCTTCCTTGGTACTCTCCGACTTGATAGTCATACTTGCGACATGTGTCTTCGCGGATGCCTCTAGCAACTAAGTCAGCGTAGTCCCCTTGTATTAAATCTTTGTGTAGTTTCTTTGGTTTCGTGGATGCAACAACTTCTACGTCATCACCTGGCGTAAACAATTGGCATCCAAAACAATAGGTATGGCCATCGTCATAGATAGCAGCGTTATCTTTTGAGCCACAACTCTCGCAACTCACATGCATTACAAATGCAGACTCATTGTGAGTCTCTTGAATTGATAACATTTGATTTCCCTCAAACGAAAAAAAGGGCCACCCCCATTTCTGAGGATGACCCTTAGCTCTCCTTAACTACTCTCGTAGCCACTCATCAGGAATCGTTTTGTGGGCATAGACAAACCCCTGCTTATCACAGAAGGATGCATATGTCGTTTTCGACCCCTTGTAGAGTTTGGTGTTGCAATTACTAAATACAAACCGTATGTCAATCTCTGGGTGCTGCTTGCGAATTAAGACGTGCTTCTGTCTGTCCTTCACGTTCCAGATACCTTTTGTCTCGACATAAAAAAAGCCACCATCTTTCTTAGGCAGCTTAAAGTCGGGGGTGTACTTGTGATTGCTTTCTGGTATTACATAGAGAATCTTGTCAGTCTCATAGATAACCTCAAGACCTGCAGCTTTAATCTGACCTGCTGCTATGTCTTCAAGACCACTTCGATAACCATGCTTGATACCACGTTGTCGCTTAGAAACGGTCTGCCGACTGCGCTTCTTCCGTTGTCTCTGGGGCATCGAAAGTATCCTGTAGTATGTCATCTGCTACAAAACCGCCCTCAACGGAATCAAACCCATCACCGTTAGTCTCACCACTGGACACAGGGTCAATGACCTGGACCTTGGTTAACTGTAAGGTGATGCCCTTAGAACCACTGACACTGTAAGGTGCAATGAATCCTCCGACCTTGATTACTGAGCCACCCCAAATCTTAGGGACTTGCTCTCCAACTAAGTTCTGACCAGTAGAGTCAAAGAAGTTGGGTACATATTTACTTTTAGTAATAAACACAGTCTCACCAGTGTCTTCGTCACTCTTAAATGGCATACGAGCCTTTTTCCAGTCTCCACCGAACTCTGTCTCTGCAACCTTCTCTATCATCTTAACTAAGGCAGAAGCATCGTCTGCAATAAGATTGGTCTTGTACTTTGGCTCATTACCAAAGGCAGTGTCAGGCTGGTTTAACCATGGATACTGGGCGCGACCTTTGCCGCTGGTGAATTTAACTCGATTAGTTTGAGCCATTAGTTTCTCCTTTTGTTTAAGTTTTAGTGTTTACAATTGATAATAGAAAACGCTCTCCCAGGGTTACTGGGAGGTCACGATTTAAGTTGACGATTGTTCTCTAATAGGTGGACACTTCTCGTGCCCAGGTACTAACTAAAGCAATATTCTGACTCTATGACTTGCTCTAGATTGAGGTTGCCTTTAGGTGGAATCTCTAAGTCATCTAGCTTTTTGATACCTTCGTCAGACAACTGTTTCTTAGATTGCCTCCAAAACTCAGAGTAAAGACAATAGTCTGAATACATGTCAGCAAAAGTATGACGGACAGACTCATACATTACTTCGCTCTCTGCAGGTGTTGTTCCAAAAGAGTCATGAATCAAAAAGAAGTTAGTTACTCCTTGTTTCTTAGCGTCTAACACAGTCTTCAACAAGTGAGATGAATCCATAGAGTGAATGACGTTAGGTGCTATAGAGCTTTTAGACTTCTTCTTGTCTACCTTTGACTTTGGACTCTTGGACCTGAAGGTTGCTTGAGTTCTTTTGTTGATACCTGCTTCTCTGTCGAACAAGAAGATTTTTACCTTCTTAACATCCCAGTGGGTATACCGC